CTCTGGTATCACCATTCGGTGTACCTAAGTCCATCACAACGGAGAATGCAAATGTTAACATCCAATATCAACGTCACGATCAAGGGTTTCGCGGCCTTCACTCGTTCTATTCCGAATTTTCGGGTACGAATTTGTGAAGTCTTTAAAAACTCTCGAGTCTATATCGGCTTTCATACCGATGGGCTCGGCGATGATAATCGCCGGTGGGTTCTGAATCAAAAGGAGTCTAAAGCTTTCGCTCGACTCTTGATGGAACAGTTCCGCCCCGTGAAGTCATTCGCGGACACTCACACCCGGTCTACTGGGTGTACGAGTGAAGTGCACGCTGTTTTGGATGCTCTCTACGAACTCTCGCTTGTTGCACGGAAATATCCGCTCAAGAAGCTGGAGGGAGTAGGAATTTGCGTTCTCAATGGTTGTGTACAGGACTCTCTCGGCCATGTAGTGCAACTCGGGAGTTCATCACCTGAGACACTGATGACCAGGGGTCGAATCCAGTGACCGCTCAATACCTAAAAACGAAGTATATGTACTTTCCGGACTTTGCAGACCGGACTGTTCAGGGCATTCATGCGGGTACCGGCGTGCCGTTCAAGTCTGTTGACAAGAATTTCACGTCGAACCCCATGAAGTGGACGAATCAACTAGTTGGGGAATATAAGCCCAACTGGCGTGACCTCGCCCGCGTTGACCTGGACGCGTCTACCCAAATGACCGCCTCCGTTAGTTCGGTGGAGGCCAAGAGGATGACGATGGAATATACTACTCGCAATAGGACTGGCGTCCCTGGCAATTTCACTACGCACCGTTATGAAGGGTATCCTGTTTATGCGATACCCTCTATTGACTCAGGCGTTAGTGAGACCCTTTCCGCTGCTAGAAACCTTGCCTTGCGTCGTTTCCTTGATCACGTCAATGAGGCTCGCACCTCCCTTGAAGGGGGTGAGCTCCTTGGCGAGTTTAAGGAGACAGTTCAGGCCATCACAAACCCGCTTGGTGCTTTGCGGAAGTTCACCGTGAGACACGTCATAAACGCCAAGAAGCGTTTACGGCGTATTCAAAATTCTCATGGTGGTCGCTCCCGTGGCAGGAGAGGGAGTGCTAGAAATAGCACTCCTCACTCTGTCGCCTTTTCAAAAGCAATGGCGGACACATACCTCGAGTTCGTCTTTGGTTGGATACCTCTGGCAAATGACGTTAAGTCTGCTGTCGTTGGCCTCCTCGATCGTTACAATCAACCTGATCGTAAGATCGTGAAAGGCAAAGCGAAGAAGATCTATAACGCTTCAGATGCCCTTGATATCCTTTATACCGCGGATGGACTCCAACTCCGACGTGGTCATCAAACTAGTAGCTTGATTGACTATCGGTTTAGAGGTTGTGTTAGGACCGGCGCCGTAAACGGCGTTCGGAGTGTTCCTGCGACGCTTGGGCTCTTGCCTGAGCGTTTCATTCCCACTGTATGGGAGTTAATCCCATATTCCTTTGTGCTTGATTATTTCATCAATGTTGGTGATATAATCAATAGCTACGCGTTCCACCGGTCGAATGTTATTTGGGGAACCCGTGTCATTAGGACGACTACGACGCGCGAATATACGGCGCCGTATCTCGTTAATGACCCGGGTGTCCCCGCTAACTACCTCAATACTATTAGAGAGGTTATCAGACAGGGGTGCATAGGAGGTGATGCCGTGACATACAAGCGCGCTATTGAGCGGCTGCCTCTTTACCAGGATACTCTTATGCCTGACTTTAGCATTCATTTGCCGGTCAAGCGTAAGCCCTGGATAAATTTGGCAGCTGTTTTAACTCAAAAGTTCTGCTCGTTGTACGGTTGATTTCTTAAACTCAACGAGGATCATTCAATGTCTTTCACTCTTTCTTCGCCTGTTACAGGCGGTGCCCAGACGGGATTCACAACCCCGACCTACACCCTGGCGACTGATACGGCTCCGACGAACTCTGCTGGCAAACAGTATGCGGTCACCGCCATTGGCGGGACGCAGGCTGGTGTCGACAGCTCGTCGTCGCCCTCAAAGCCATTTACCGTGACATTGTCGCGGCCGCTGAACCTTCGGGTTCTCTCGGCTATCGACCCTGTTACGGGGGTGCTTCGCTCTGTTCCTCGAAACGTGTACACCATTCGTGTTCGGAAAGGAGTCGTCCCTCTGGCAGGCCAGGCTGCCGTCGCGATGCAAATCGTGACGTCAATCGAGGTTCCTGCTGGAGCCGACTCCGCCGACGCGGCCAATGTACGCGCCGCACTCGCGCTGATGATCGGAAGTCTGAATCAGATTTCCGCGTCTATCGGCGATACGGTCGTTACTGGTGTCATCTAAGACCCCGGACGACCATCGCTGTGCGATCATCCTGCTCGTGTTGGCTGTTGCTCTCTCTGGTCTTATCGACCTGAAAGAGTTCATCACCTTCCTGAGCAGATTGTTCATCCCGATCGAAAGACCGTGATGGACGTTGATTAGAGAAACAAAGTGAGTTGTGCAACATGGGCACTCGTCCTGATGCTCTTTATCACGCAGTTCTTTCAGACCTTACGGAATCCTCACCTAATCTCCCAGTAGGAGACGGCGAGATTCCACCAGACGTTTCGATTAGTGAGTACCGGTCCCTCGTATTGCTTAAGACCCTCCTTAAAAAGTGGGTCCCTCGCGATGTCGAGGCCGCCGATGCGGCAGCTAAGTCAAAATTCCTTGCATCAAATAAAACGTGCAAGGACTGGTCGTTCCAGCCGGAGTTTGAATCTGATGTGCTTCTTTTCGGTGAATTACGAAAAGAGCTGTATCAGTTCTTCCATCCGATTGGGCAGAACCGACTCGAGTCCTATTCTATGGTTTTAGATAGGGCCAGGGTTGGTCCTGGTTCAGCGATTGACGCGAGAGGGCAAAGCATGTATGCTAAGCTCTTTAGCTCACCGCTGACGGTTACATCTGAAAACCTGTACATTCTGTACAGGAGCTACATTAGGCAGTTCCCCATTTGGTCCAACGCGGAAACTTACCGCTCAGGCCAATTCGGAGCTCCCACTATAGTTAACTGCAGCAAAACCAGTTTCGTACCGAAAACGCGAGATGTAAGTCGCATGATATGTGTCGAACCCAGTCTGAATATGTTCTTTCAGCTTGGGTTAGGCCGACTGCTGGAGGAGTGGCTAGTCGAGTCCTTCGGGATCTCGATGACTACTCAGCCAGATGTCAATCGGTGGCTCGCGAGTCTCGGTAGCATGGATGGGTCGACCTCAACAATCGACCTGTCTTCTGCGTCCGATTCCATATCTCTTTCACTTTGCCGATCCATTCTCCCTGATTGGTTTTTTGAAACCCTCATGGAGCTAAGATCAGCGTCGACTCTTGTCGATGGTGAGGAGGTGCGTTTAGAGATGATCTCAACTATGGGAAACGGGTTTACATTCCCGCTCCAAACGTTGATATTCTCTAGCATCATTCGAGCAGCACATCGCGTATCGGGTATACCGGTACTCGGTGGGGTGAACCGTAACTGGTCATGCTTCGGAGACGACCTTATCTGCGATACGCGAGCGTATCGCAATGTAAGGCGCCTCCTACAGCTGACCGGCTTCACGGCAAACCCCTCGAAGACCTTCTACGAAGGCGCGTTCAGAGAGTCTTGCGGGACGGATTGGCTATTAGGCCAACCAGTTCGCGGCGTCTATATAAAGAGCCTCGATTCCGTACAAGACATCTGTGTCGCCATTAACCTCTTAAATGAGTGGTCCGCTACTTCCGGTATCCCCCTTATTAGGGGGGTTGGGCTGTTGGTGTCCTGGCTCAGGAAGTTTCTTCCTGTGCCGTACGCCGATGGCCATAATGCCGGCATTCGCGTCCCATTCTCTTTCCTCAAACGTGGGGACTACATACGTGACGAGAATCAGTCTATTTTATATAGGCGATTCGAGTCGCGTCACTGCAGCATCCACGTTAAGGAGACAGAGATCTGTACTCCGAAAGGGGTTAAGGTTCTGCGATATAACCCTGACGGGTTATTGTGGAGCTTTTTACACGGCGAGCTTAGAAATAGTATGTACAATGTCAGGCATGACAAAGTGCGTTACTATACGAAGCAGGTGTGTACTCCCTACTGGGATTATGCACCACAGGAGTTACCCCTTATCAGGGGGGTCGCTCCTTGGCAGCGGTGGGAAACCGCTGTGCTCATTAATTTGAGCAACCCCTAGC